CAACCATCGCCTTCTTTGTTTGGTCAGCACTTGATCCCTGAATTAGTTTGTTCAAAGCTTTGTATGTAAACGCACGGCGGATCATGCCCTTACCACCGTATTCCTTTGCCGCTTCTTCCAAAGGCAGAGGCTTGTTGTAGCCGTATGACTTTGGTTCCCACATATTGAAGCGACACTTTCTGCCTAACCAAGTGCGAATCACACCATGTTCTTCCGCCTGCATTGCAGCTCGGTCCGCGATCCCCTTCACGAAGGGCACGTTTTCATGATACTTAGCAAGCAAAGCCTTGGCTTCATCCTCGTTGATGTCTAAAACTGTTGCCAATTTACCACGCCCCATACCATACATGATCCCGAGGTTCACGGTCTTAGCCTCTTTACGGGAAATTCCTGCTAAGTCTGCAACCATTTGGTGAAAGTCTGCGTCACCGTCACGGTACATTTGCACCACATCCTCAATCGCAGGGTGCGCTGGCTTCATGCTGGCGCAATAATGTGCCAACCAACGAGGCTCTTGTGACGCATAGTCAAACGATCCCCACTTAGTTCCCTCTTCAGGAATGAACAAGCCACGGATCATTGCCTTGATTTCCGGATCACGAGCTGGTATTTGTTGTAGGTTCGGGTTGCTAGAAGAGAATCTCCCCGTCACCGTACCTCCGTCATCGGATCTTAACTGATTGAAATCACAGTGGATTCTGCCGTTATGCGAATGCTCAAGTATTGTCTCAATAAATGTCGTGTTAGCTTTGTTGTACTCACGAAGCTTTACAATCTTCTGAGCAAGAGGATGTTCGTGAGTCGTAAGAAACTGTTTTGTGAAGCTCGGCACGTTGGACTTCTCTGTCGTAGGGTACGACAGCCCCATTGCGTCGAAAGCTTTTGCTATCGATGTGGCAACCCATGGCTCAATCGTCACCCCCGTTTCATCCTTGACTTCTTTAAGTAGGTTCTTCTCTCTTTTTTCAAGGTCCTTACGCACTACATCGGCTCGATCCACATCAACACGCACACCCCGTGTCTTCATCTCAAACAGAACAGGAATGAGTGACGCTTCAAGGTTGAAGATAGCCTCACATTCTTCTGCCCTCAGTTCGCCCTCAAGCCTCTGCCACAGGCGCAAGGTCAAAGCTGCGTCCTGCTCGGCGTATTCACCAACAATATCGGCTGGCAGCCGCCACATATCTGCCTTCGGATCTACACCCATCTGATTGGCAAATGCTGTCATGTTGCGTTCGTTCTTGTACTCCTTGAGGTAGTGACCACCCAAAGCGTTCAAGCTGTATGACCAGCGGTTCTCGTCCAGTAGAGGCGCGGCTATCATGGTATCGATGATCCGTCCTTGGACCTCGATCCCCTCTGCCCGTAGCCAGCCCAGATCATACAGGGCGTTGTGAAATACTTTCGGTACATCAGGCGTAGCCATCTGCTTGGCAAGCCAGCGCAGCGTGGCTTTCTCTGGTAGGTTTCCACCACCTTCATGGCGGATAGGATAGTAGGCACTGTAGTCACCGTTCGAGATAGCAATACCAATGACGTACCCGTCTTTCCGCGTCCAACCCGGTCCAAGAGTTTTGATGTTTGGGTCTCTGGTTTCCAAGTCAACAGCAAGATACTTACTTGCTGATAGATCCGGATACCCAGACGGCGGCGTCCAGTTGCCTGCTGTTGCATCGCCCCAGCCACCGCGACCAGCGAACTGCATCATATGGTATTGATCTTCATGCAGGTCCTTCTTAGCTTTCGTCGCTGACAATTTCGCCTCCTAATGCTGCATAACCAATGATGTCTGTCCATGAGTCCTTCTTGCTGATGTCCTCTGCCAGACGCGCTAGCTTCAAACCAACCATACAGGCAACCACTTCCTCTGGGGTAATGTCTGCATTCAATTTCTTCTGAAGCATAATAGTCCAGATGTCTGCGATGCGCTGATGGTTCAGCTTCGCTGGTCCGTACTCCTTCGCCCTCGGTCCGTTGATTAGTTTCTCTGCTTCGGTTAGAAAGTCTTCTCTTGTTTTCATAGTGCAAATCCATATCTTGTTTGGGGTTCAATGACGTGCAGAGCCTTCTTCGCTCTGGTAGCGCCGACGTAAAAAGTCCTGACCTCGGAATCTTGGTCCGGACCTTCAGTAAAAATACGATTGGAGTCTAGCAGGAGAGCGACGTTATCCGCCTCGCCACCCTTGGCTTTGTGTATCGTCGATATCTTGATCCGTGGCTTCGCCGTCAGGATCCTCTCGCCCCGGCGTCTCACCGCTTCGATATAGATCCTCTCGTTGTCCGTCACATTGATCGCTTTGTGCCAAGGCGTCTTTGGCGTAACGCTCATCTCGCATCTTTCGCAGATGTCCGTTAGATTGTAGGTAAATTCTGGGTCCAGACTTTCGAGTATCTTTCTGCCAGCTTTGGTAATAGTTCCTTTGGCTAGCAGCTTGGAGAAGTTCTTCAATTCCGTTGCGGAGAGATACTGATTTTTGCATAGTCTTAGCCAAACCTCGATTCCATGTAGTACGTTGGGGGAAATCGACCAGCCAGAACCACGCCCTTCATGCCAGAAGAGATAGCCTTCGTCTTTGAGATCATTCGCAATGCGGTTGGCAATAAAGTTTGTTCGTGCAAGGATTAGCCACTCACCAGTTCTGAGGTCTAGATCCATGATATCACGATGCCACACTACTGTTCCAGTGTGATCTGTCGGTTGCCACACTTTTTTCTGCCGCACTGCTAGGCGATTAACTAGACCATCCACTATGTCATGGACTGACGTAGGAATCCTGTATGACTGCTGCAATATTCTTCTATCTTCCGATGCTGTCAAAAAGTTTTTGACGTCAACACCCATCCAAGAATAGATGCATTGATCATCATCACCTGCAAAATATACACGCTTTGAGTTAGGCTTCAGCACCTCGTGCACCATACGCCACTGCAATGGAGCGAGATCCTGTGCTTCGTCAACGATTAGGACATCAAACTTAGGGCAGTCTTTCTGTGCCGTGAACTGTTCAATCATGTCCACGAAGTCCAGCTTCCGCTCAACTTTCTTGTAGTCTTCAACAGCCTGATGCACCACCTTGGCTTGCTGATAGCTGAGATTCCAATCGGCAGAGTCACTGAACTCTTTCTCAAGTGGCACCTCTCTGATCCGTGCCTTCTGTATCATACCAAGGTAGGCATCACCGGAACGACCAACAGCATACAGTGTACCGTCTTCCATTTTCACGGATGAGTTTGCTTTGAACTCAAGACCGAGCAACTTACCTAGCTCCGTGTAGTCCGAACCTTTGAGCACAGCCTTTGATTGCAGACCCAAGCACTGAAAGGCCAGAGAATGCAAAGTCCTGAACCACGGTAGCTGACTTGCTTCCAAGCCCAGCTTCTCTGAAGCTCTGGTCCGTGCTTCTTCTGCCGCCTTCCGGCTAAACGAAACAAACGCAATACGATCCGGGGGAGTGCCACGTTCTAGCTCTTCTTTCACAATGTTGATAAGTGTTGTGGTCTTGCCCGTACCCGGAGGACCGAAGATAGTTAGTGGTTCCATTAGAAGGGCACCTCCTGTTCCCGGATCTCGATACTCGGAACTTCGACCTCTTCCATAAACTCTGGAACCCACCACACACGGAAGTTTTTCCACTCACCTTTTGTAGTTTTGAACTTTTTATGTGCGTTGGCGGTGCCATCGGGGTTCAGTTCTTTTAGGCGTTCCTGTATCTGCCCACGGTTGTAGGCTTCAAATTTCTGGTTACGCAGATATTTGATCAAAGCCTCAAGCTTGAAGAATACCTTCCCCTCTTCCGCAAAAGGTTTTCCAAGAGCTAGTTCCTCTGGCGACTGAGCTTGTACCCTGCCTGTGCAGAACGCTTCGAGGTGAGAAACAAACTGACCTTTGTATGTTAGCTCTTCCGGTACTTCGATCTCGCTCATGTCCTGCATCATAGCCGATACAAGCACTTGCCAGTCAGCCATCTTCATTTGAGGTGGCATGGTGTGAACCTGTTCCATCACGGCCTTTTGAAATCTTTGAGGTGTTTGCAGTTCATCCGTAGTGAGTTCCACTCGCCTGCCTTCCACGTCACAGAACCAAAGCGGTGGCTCAGACTTCACAACAGACAAACCGCTAATACTGACCTCGGCTACAGCACCGCCGCCAATGCCACAAGACTTAGTTCGGCACAGGGCTTTGTTGCAGAAGGACTTCAACGGTTCTTGTTCACACGGGAAGCCATAGTCTTTTTTCTCATGCTGTTTCTGAAGAGTGACAATCTCACTGGCAGGAAGAGGTGGGTTACACATCCGCATATTCAAAGTTTCAACACGATTCTTCCAATCCTCTGGCTGTTCTTTCTTGGCGGCAACACAAGTACCAAACATGGTTGTGTTCCTTCCACCCTCAGGTAGACCTTGAGAGAACATCGTGGCTAAACACGGAGGCCACTCAGCGAATTCATCAAGTTGTTTTCCTAACTTGAGTTTTGCAAAAGTTTCCCCGTCTGTCTTTACTTGGTCAACCATGTCCAGAAATTCTTCTAGTGTGGCTTCACTGCCATCTTCTTTGATGGCATAGCGCATGGTCTGTTCGTGGTCAAAGTATGGCATGTTGATAAAGTTGCCAACATCACCGCGCTCGACAAGGATCTGTTCCTGCTTGGGAAATACTTCGCAGCCGCCGTAGCCTAGGAAGGCAGAGATCTCACCTGCCTTGTCCCGGAACTCCCCGGCACTAATCCATTCTGAAAAGAAGAAGAAGACATGAGCACCACCCGACTTTGACCGACAGACGATGGCAGGGATGTTGTCCTGCCGCAGACGCTTGTCGATCATAGCCAAGTCGAGCGGATACTTGTCGATGTCCAACGCACCGAACTTACATTTGTTCTCTTCATTGATTGGGATAGATCCTACCCCATGTGTTCCTGCTAGATGACCCTCAATGAGATCAAGGGTCAAAGGCTTTCTTACAATGAACGACTTAGCCTTTTGCTTTCCGGCTCTACGTTCTTCCGATATTTGTGTCTGTCCATGTGCTGCACTAAAGCCCTCAAATGCAGCCATGAACCGTTGCGCTAAGTTCATAGCTCTCTCCTAGTTATATAATGCAGGGGGTGACTGTCCAGCATACACACGGGAAAGGAAACCGTAGGCGGGACCGGACAGCCTCACTGCTGCCCCCTGATCAACAGATTAACGCCCCGCCTAATTAGAAGGGCACATCGTCTGAGACAGATGACTGAGTGTCATGTATCTCATCAGCTGTACCAGCTGCTGTCTTAACCTCACCAGCCTTGAAGGACTGGAAGAAAGCCTTCGCTTCTGCAAACGCAGACTGCGGAACTTCTGTTGGTTGCACATTCTCGACAGCAAAATTATACCATGTACCTTTGTCGTTTGACTCAGACACAACACTGAGACGCCACGCTGTACCCCACATTGGTGGAGCAAACGGACCCTTTGGCCCATTGTAACGTACCATCTTCATCTGTGTGTTCCAGCGACGAGATACTTTGAGTTGGGTCTTCTTCATGTCACAGATCGCCTGCTGACTGACGCCAGTTTCTGGATCTACAATCATGACCAAGTGTTGTGCTGAACGCACTAGCTCGTTGCCAGAAGGCAGGATCTCTGCCGCACCCTCACGGTGTGTGTTCGCAACGTCTGGGTCATTCGGGTTCAGTTCACCCATGAAGCCACCGCCTGATGTACGCAAGCCGAACTCGAGATACTTAACAGTGTATCCACAGGGTATTACAATACACCCCTGTTCTCCGTCCCAAGTCTGACCAGTCACGGTGTTGAATAGATCACCAGCTGACGCACCCTTAATAAACTTCGGGTCGTTCTTAATGATCTCCGGTGACAGAGGCTGAATGATCCGCAAGAATGGGATCTGCATATCATCGGTACTAATTGCATCCATGCCCTCACCAGCAAACGCTGCGAAGTCATTCATTAAATTTGCAGGTAAACCTGCTTCTTTCTTTTCTACTACTGCTGTATCAGCCATCTCTAACTCCTTGATATCTTGGCTTCATTACCTACATAGACTCCGAATGTTTCGAAGTCTAACTCTGCTCCGGACTCTACACGATTCCGAACCCACGCCTTCAGTGTTGAAGGGTGCACATATGTTTTCTGTGCAGGGTCATAACCTTGCTGACGAAGATCATCGATCATCGCACCAGCTTGGTTGTCTTGTCCGGCAGAGAAACCCACAGTGATTTCGTTCTTGATGATATCGGCCTCGCCGATGGAACGAAGGAAGGAGAAAGCCTCATCGCGTTTGTCGTCTGCAATCCTTGCATGTACAAACGGACGAACCTTCACCTTGTAACCATCAACCTCGACACTCGTTACACCCATCTCTTCCATGAGCATAGGAATGTCTTCCTCGTTGATCTTACGCTTCTTAAACTTGAGATCCTTCAGATGCTGTTCAGCTTCCTCGATCTCTTTATCAGTCTGAATAGACCGACGGATAAGATTGGACAAGTCGGATGCTCCGTCCTTGTCCACTGTGTCGAACTTTGAGGCGTCGACCTCTTCCTGTAATAGAGCAAACACATCGCTCATAGCACTCTCCTATAGTAGTACAAAGTTTAACCCCTTCGGGTTGTGTATAGGACTATCTCATAGAGACAGAACTATGTCAAGCGGCTTTTACAGCCTCTCCAATAGTTTTTGTATTAAGGATCTTAATCATGTGGGCTACCTGACCACTGATGCTGCGATCATTTTCTTTTGCCATCTCTTTTAACAGTACATAATTTTCCACTGAGACGGCTATTGACTTCCACTTAGTCGTATCCATGTTCAACTCCTTGCTATATGTTGTAGGACTGTGTAGGATACTATCTACATATTGTGGGGGAGTCAATGATACCATGGGGTTAAATCAAAAAATTGGTGATGGAAAAAGAGCAGAGCTTCTTGCGGCTGAGTGGTTAATGGGTCAGGGCTGTTATGTCTTCCGACCCACCACCGAACAGTCACCTATCGACCTCATAGCTCTCACGCAGGATGGGCGATTCCTCTACTTCGATGTCAAGAAACTGGCTTATCGCGCTAAAGGTACGGTGATCTCCAGAAAACTCACTGACAAACAAAGGAAGCTCGGCGTCCGTCTTCTGTACGTCGACCTCGAAACTCGAAACTGTGCGCTCTACCCTCATCAACTTAGCCTCACCGACAGCAGACATGCTACTCGCCTCGCTTCGGAGAAAGCTGCAACCATTTCTTCACTTCTTCACCAAGCGTCTTAGCCGAGATATCAATCTTGGATTGCAACACCCTCACGATGTGCTCGTCCACCGTGTTGCGTGTGACCAGATCAACATAGGTAACCGGATGATGCTGCCCGATTCGATGACATCGATCCTCTGACTGCACCCGTGTCTCCAAGTTGAAGTCGTTGGCATAGTATATGACATTGGTTGCGGCAGTTAGGGTCAGGCCATACCCGGCGGTCTGTGGGTTGCCGATGAAGAACCTTGCGTCCCCGTGCTGAAACTTCTTAATAGCCAACTGGCGGTCATCGTCAGATGTGTCACCAAAGTATGATACTACATTATCCTTGCCATAGATCTTGCCAAGTTCTTCCTCGATCCGCTGAATGTCGTAACGGAACCGAGACCAAATGATTATCTTGCCGTCCATCTCTTCGACGCACTCAAGCAAAGCAGTCATGCGCCTGCTTGGTATTTCCACCAGTTCTCCGTCATCGGTCTTCAGATGCCCACACAGGAGCTGTTGTAGTCGGAGTAGTTGGGTCATAGCGGCAGGTGCTGAGACCAACTCACCGCTGTCGAGAATGGCAATGGCAGCCTTCTTCAGGGACAGGTAGTATTCGATCTGCTCGTCTGTCATACCGACATAGCGAATGGTATAGATTTTGTCCGGCAGATCCAGTGCCTCTTCCTTCGTCACGCGATAGGAAAAAGTGGTCAACTTATCCGACAACTCCTCGAGGTTGCGGTAGCCGACAATCTTTTGAAAGGAATGCGAACCCATGCGCTGTGTCTTGGTGATGGCATACCGCCCTTGAAAAGACCAATAGCTTTCCATACCCAACAGCTTCTTATCCATGAAGCCGCACTGTGAATACAGATCCAGTGGGGACTTGGTAACAGGTGACCCTGTCAGAATCCGTTTGTATTTAGCTTTTGTCCCGAGGGTGACCAACGTCTTAGTGCGCTTGGCCTTGGGGTTTTTGATCGTAGTGGACTCGTCGACAGCCAGTAGGTAATCAGTACCTCTTGTAAATAAGTCGACAAACTTGGGGAGCTTCGAAGATGCGAAGCCTTCCACGTTCGCCAAGAGTATGCGAAAGACGCCACGCTTTTTAGCCCCTTCCCCAAGTTCCTTCGCCTGTGCTTTATTCGGCGAAGGATTCCATACATAGATCTCTGCTTGTATTTCATCAGGAAGGTGGGTCGGTATCTCCGATGTCTCCCAGTTCCGGTATACACCTTTGGGTGCAACGATGACAGCTGTGTCAATCTTTCCCTGAGATGCGAGGTATGCGATATTGTCCAGCAATACTTTTGATTTGCCGCATCCCATCTCCATAAAGTAACCGTAGTTTCTTGCATCACAACTCTTCTCTAACGCCGTAAGCTGATGCGCGTACGGCTTCGTCTTAAAGTTAAACATATCTCACTCCATGTACTTACTTTTTTATGTGCTTGTTGCCTCACCACAAACCGCTGTAGCCACAGGGGCTGCCTCTGGAAAGTTCTGCTGCATTGTAATCAGAACTTCGTCCACGCGCCTGTCTGCCGCTGCTCGACAGCTGTAGTAGGATGGAAATTTTCTTTCACTTTTTTCCCCAAAGCAGGGGTTCGATGTCTCACCGTTTATGACGAACACCGCACAGGTTAATAAAACATATTCAAACATCACTCTTCCTTTCCGGGAAACTGCACAACATTTTGTCTTTGGACTGTACCCAACGCATCGATGATCTCTTCCTCAGACATCACTGATCCTGCGTGTTGCAGTCTCAGCACCGCTTCCCACAGATTGATTTCGCCTCGACCATACTTGCTGACCACATCCAACATCTCTTCTACTACAGCTGTCTCACTCATCGTCCTCTGTCGCTCCTAACATAATCCCGAACCGTGCCGCTTCCATGTACCACAACAGTTCCGCCGGATCGTGAACCGTGGTTACCATCTGCACCTGACCTTCTTTGTTTTGTCCCAATATGATAATCTCCTCAAAGATTTCTGATGCGACTTCACATACCTTCGGTACTGGATCCGTGCTTCTCGAAACTCGGTTCTTCAAATATACTACGTTGTCTTCTTTATCTGACACAGGTCTCTCCTTGACAGCAGTCTGCTATGTTGCTCTTGCACACAGCACA